CTACGCACGTCCAACCAGGTGCTTCGCACTCCTGTACTTAAGACCGTTTTTACCAAGTCCCATATACAGAAAGGTGTTCACCGTCTTCGTGTTTATACCCATTTCACGGGCAAGATGGCAGGGCTTTGACTCCCGGTACACGTATCCAAACATCACCACCATCTCGGACATCGTCAGAGGTCGCGCATACGTATTATGTACCCACTCACCATTCCGGATTTTCCTGTACGTCTCCAGGCGCCCCGTAACATCTTCCGCATCAATCTGAAGATAACGGCGTCCCTGAAACATGCAGCACATCAGCCTGCCAAGGAGGGCATCACAGATTATCACCCATGACTCATCATGTGCCGGTACACTCTTCCTGTTCTCTGGTGTAAAAAATTCCCTCGCCAGTATTATCCTGTACCCCTCAAGCATCTGCTGCAGGCCATACTCCAGATAACGGTTGCGGGTCGCCAGAATCACTTTCATCGCTGCCACCTGTTTCATGCTCACATGAGAAAAAACGGCAGACAAAACTCCACGCCTGCCGTCATGCTTCATGTCACTGTCAGCAATTAAAACTCAAAGTTCACACCAGCGTTCCAGGATACATCGCCATCGCTCGCTGCCACACCTGCTTTCGCTGCTGTCTGCTCATTGAAACGGTAACCAACACCCACGGCAACAGCCTGTTTGTCACTGTAACCACCAACGGCAGCAGTGGCGTTGAATTTACCCACACTGTACGGCTGGAAAAGACCTGCCAGCGCTGCGCTCTGGGCTGCCGCACGTTTCATCTCTTCGTGGTTTTCATTAATCTGACGCTGATGACTGTTCAGACGTGTGTTGTGCTCCTGCAACTGACGGGAAGTGGACTGAATAGCCTGTGTATTTTTAGTAACCCGGCGGTCAACACTACCAACAGTAGCATCAATACGGTCTGTTCTGCCGGACAAAGCTACAAGCCCATCATTAACAGCCAGGGTTTTGCTGGCTCCTTCTGCACGGGTCAGGGTTCCGTCGGAGTTAACACCAACTGTCGTTCTGGAGTCTGTATATTCACGAGACTTTTTCGCTTCAACCACAAGGCGGGTATTCGTATCCTGAGCCAGTTGCTCAACACTGTCTTTTACACGGTCAACCTGACGAACGGTTGCAGCATCTGAGGGACGAGTACCGTCACTCAGACCACCAAGCACCCGGGTTTTATAAGCCTTACCCGGCTCTGCTTCATAACCGATATAAACCTCATTGTCACGGGTTGTGCGTGAATTAGCTCCTAATGCAACACTGTTTTTATTTGTTACTGTTGCCTTTGCCCCTAACGCAGTACCTTCTGTTGCATCTTTATCAACTTTGGCTCGGTTACCTGCTGCCGTGCCATATGTAGCCGTGTTATCAACAAATGCAATGCTTCCCAGGGCTGTAGATGCATCTGCATAAGCATATGTTCCCCCACCTAAAGCCACACTTTGCTGTCCTCGTGCTGCAGACCATGATCCCACTGATGTTGCAATTTCTTTATCCGCGCTGGCCCCTGTACCAACAGCTAGCGCAATCTCTCCATCCGCGCGAGCTGAAGCAGAAAGATCTGTATTTTCTGGGATACTCCCTGAGGCGATAAGCTTATTCTCCGCTGCATCCTGAGCCAGAACGCCAGCGCTTACACCAAATAAAATACCGCCAATAACAACGGAAATAACACTTCGTGATAAAGACTTATCCATGTATGATTCCTCATGAATTTATTTGTATACAAACAAACCGAAATACATCGGATGAATAAAGAAAATCTGATGTATTTCGGCACCCATGAGGATATTCCTAAAAAACCCCACAAATTTAATTTTAATTTTTAGGAAATATCTTAGTGTATTTTTTACACCTTTACTCCAAATACTGGAGCACAAGGCAGAGCAATACTAAATAAAAAACTGATCTCATGCCGCTGGATATTTCACATCTGCTTACACTGTAATTTCTGAGCAACATCACAATATCATCAAAATTTAACTGTTTAGTTCAGCCATGATATTTCCCTGCGTAATTATTACGACTCTTTCAGTAAAAACAGAAAGGGACAATCCCTCTTTTCCACCAATTACTCCTGTGCCCAGCCAACCCTGTATGCCAGTATCTCATCCGCACTGGTCAGCTTTTCCAGCTCTTTCTTCATGGTGCGCTGGCGAACGTGGATTTCCATCCCTTTGGTGAACATCGCCTGCCCTGCCGCTTCACTCAGCGCTATAAGCTCTTCTGCTGTCACCTCCACATCATTGTTTTCCGCATCCGTCCAGAAAAACGCCTCCGGAAGTTTCCCCGCTTTCGCTGCCGCCACCGACGGCTCAAGACGCGTCTGCGTTGACTTCCCGTAGTCCCATTTACGCCCATTGTGCTCAAACGTGTAGTTCGCCGCTTCCATCGCATTACGCCACGCGTTTATTTCATCGCCCTTCATCCCTCGCGCTTTCTCCGCGGTCAGCAGGTCCGTGATTTTCTCCCCGTCAAAACCCCAGCGCCCGCTCAGGTCAATTTTCCTGTTCTCCGGGGTATCCGGCACTTCTGCCACACTCTGGTTCACCGGCCACAGTAACGCAGTGTCCTTACCGTATCCCGTAATCACACCCCGGCTGTCATACACCACCTTCAGCGTCTCCGGCGAAAACAACGCCTGACACTCATACCAGTCCTGACCATCCTCAGACTTCAGGTACATCGCGCCTGCAACATCCGGCTCCGCCGGGGTGTAATACGAAAAATTTCTGATATGCATCATGTTTCCGTGCCCTCCTCCGATACCGGCACCCAGACCGGCATTTTTTCCGCACCGACGCCCCGCTTCATACCTGCCGGTGCAGCATCCGCTGCAAAGACTTTATACACCACATAATCCACCACAATACCGTCTTCCGGCCAGCGCCCTGCTGCCTCATAAACCGGCCGCAGGGACAGGGGATAAAACATATTCTCTGACGGTGAAAAAACATACTGTTCCATACAATGCCCTCAGTATCCGATCGCTTCCCATGAAAACTTGCCGTAGCATCCCCTGACTGTTATCAGAGTCACAGACACTAATGACGGATTCGACAGGGTATACATCTTAATGGCGTTGGGGTCTCCCACTGCAGACACCTGAGCATTCAGAGCAGCAACCGGAAAAGCGACAGGAAAACGGATAGAGTGCTGTGTCATAAGCTTACCATCATCCTCACTTACCTCAATACTGCCCCATTGCCGCAAACGACCGGTTACTTCATCACGCTCCCAGCCATTTACTGTCAGGCTTGCTGTTGTGGGCTTGTTTTTTGTGCTGTAATCCACCCGCCAGTGAAAACGTTGTGTGTCTCCATAAACTGTACAGGTACAGACCGTGCCGTTCAGAAAACCATCGCCACCGTATTCGCCGATGGTGACCCGGACTATGGCTGCGTTATACGTCCCCATCACCTCAATGGCGCAGCCTCCCAGATTGAGTTTTCCCGGTCCGACATCCGTGATGACCTTATTAAATTCCGCAAGCAGTGATGCCTTCATCATCCAGTAAGGCTGGTCAAATGCCCCTTTTTCTTTCAGCCAGGCGACAAACTCACTCGTGGTCCATTCACCGGCCCCCGTATGAATGTCCCGCCCGTATACTCTGGCTGCTCCCACGGTGTTCAGAAACTTCACCTTATCCGGGATATCGTCACCGTTTTTCGCTTTCTCCAGGCATCCGTCCGCTTTGTCCATTGCCGCTTTCACCGCTTTCGGGGTGGCTGCCTTCGTTTCATCATCACTGTCCGTTGTGCTGCTTAACTGCACAATTCCCTTCTGTGCCGTCGTCGCATCCGGCCCTCCCGGCTCGCCTTTTTCGCCCTTCTCTCCCCGTTCACCTTTCACACCCTGAAGCCCCTGTGGTCCTGTCTCACCACGCTCACCCTTTGGCCCCCGCTCGCCGGTATCGCCTTTTGGCCCGGGAATACCCTGCGGCCCGGTGTCCCCCTTATCCCCCTTCGGTCCCCGCGCATTCTCTGCCCGTTTTTTTGCCTCCTCCGCACTGGCCGCTGACGCTTCTGCACGTTTCAGGATTTCCGCTGCCACCGCTTCCAGCTCTGCAAGGGCTTTCGGGTAATACTGTGCGTCCTCCAGGTCCATCAGAAATTTATTCAGCGTTCCCGGTGCAGAGTCCGCCTTAACCAGAATGTCACCCACATATGACGGCGCGTACCCTTCCGTGTTCAGCGTCACCCGGTACAACCCCGGCTCAACATCCATACTGTAACTGCCGGTTTCCCCCGGCTGACCATACGCCACCGTGGTGACAATCACCGTCTCCGTTGTGCGGCGCGCTTTCAGCTCTATCGTGCATCCCGGTACCGCTTTTCCCGTACCATCCTTCAGCACACCCGATATTCTGACTGTCATGGATTTCCCCCATAAAAAAACCGCAGGACCGATTTCCCGGCCTGCGGTAATATTTGTGGTTTGTTGGTGTTAAAACGGTGCCGTCCGGCTGACCACCCTCAGCAACCGGTCGGCGGGGGATATTCTCCCCCGCCACGGTTTCTTACTGCTTACACTGTAAGAACGCCGCAATCTCCGCGCCCGCTATCCGGAACCGGAACTCGCACAGTGAACTGTGGGTGATCCAGATAATGAGCACTACCGTGATACAAATCACGGTGGTTTTTAACGGTTTTTGCGACATAAACGCTTGCTCCTTTTACGGAGAGGCGCTAACCTTCAATTTGCTGAAGATCGAAAGTCAGGCCTCGGGTTAAACATGAATGTTTGTCCGGGGCCTTCGTCTTTCCGGCCTTCAGGTGTTCCCTCCGGCCATCAGCCAAAGGCACCCGCGCATACTGTACGGTTTTTGTCTCCTTCCGGCAATCCCGGGGCGCGATGTTCAGCGGATGCTGATCCCCGCGCTGTTTTTCTTCACCACTATCGCCTGAAGGTTACTGATACGTGAACTGCCAAAACTCCCGTTCTGACGTCGTGAACTTACGGTAAAACTCAGGGTGATATGACCATGACCGGCTGGCATATCGATGATCCCGCTGAAAATTCCCGGCTCTGTCACTGACCTGCCTGAATAAATCCGGCGTCCGTTCTGATCAACATGCAGGAAGCACTCTGTCCAGATGTCATTACTGGTGCGGGATTCCTGTTTTGACCCGACATAGATTATCGGCGGGATTATAATCTGCCGGTCAAAGCTGTGATCGTCATACACCGTCAGCGTTCGTGTACCGTTCGCAAGGTAACTACCATCCACCGGAAAAGCCACCCCTGCACATTTCACAAGATCACCAATAATGTTCTCCGCTTTCAGCGTGCCATTTATCGTACAGTTCTCCGCTATCACGACATTATTGAGCGTGCCCGAGTTCGCACTGATATGTCCGCTGATGTCCGCATTGCGGGCCGTCAGCCTGCCCTCCGGCGTCAGGGAGAACGTCGGGGGATTGCCGGACGAGGTGATGCTCACTGCAAACAACCGCTTCAGGAACACATCGTTCATGAACAGCTGATTCCCCTGCGCCACAAACAGCGGCGTGGTGTTGCCGTTCTCCGGGTTAATCATCGCGATACGGTCCGCCTGCAGCAGTATATTGCTCAGGGGCTGGCCATCAGCATCCTCAATCCCCGCACCTATACCGGCAACATACGGAATGCCGTTTTTCGTTTTCTGCACCTTCAGCATATACAGCGCAGCCAGGTCGTTATTTGTGTCTGTCTGCACCCGCTGTATCTGCTGTATGGTGGCACTCTGGTCTTCCAGGGTTTTACTGACCGTCTGCGTGATTTCATTGCGGGTTTCTGTGATGGTGGTCTTCATCTCCGCCATCTCATCATCAAGCTGGCTGTTATCAATCAGCTCCCACATCCCCTGTGCCAGATGTGTCTTCCCGATTTCTCCTCTGAAAAAGTCCAGATACCCTTCCGCATCATTGCTCGCCCGGCCACTGGCTTCCACAAACGCAGATTTCCCCACCAGGTTGACGCTGCGCACATAAAACCAGAAATCCTTCCCCGGCTTAATGTGCGGGCCGGAGACACTCCACTGGCTGCCAGTCCCCAGATAACGGGCAGAGGTTTCCACCTGTGCCGTGTCCGTGATGCGTTTTTCTGAGAACCAGAATTCAGACTGTACCGTCGGGTCATACACCGCCAGCACCGGTACTGCTGTTATCTGATAATACCCCGGCGTCAGCTCAATGCTGGCCGGTGCTGCAGGCGCATTAATCCGGAACGCGGTGGTGGCAGGTTCGCCCTGCCGGCCGTAGCTGTTTATCGCCCTGACCGTCAGGGTGTATTCCCCGAGCGGCAGGCCACTGAAACGGTGCTCCGTGTCGGCAGTGATGGCGGTGGTCACCAGGCGGCTGTTTTCACCACTGCCACTGGTCAGGCGCAGACTGAAGCGCACGCCCTTCACCACCCGCGGCGTGTCCCATTTCGCCAGCGCCAGATACTGGCCGTCTGAGGCACTCACCTCCACCGTGAGGTGCTGCACTGCCGGCGGGATGACGCTGTTCAGTGAGCCGGAGAGCGGCTCAAAGCGGGCCCCGTTATCCACGATGGCTTCTTTTTCCGGTACGTGCTGCACTGCCGTGATGGCAAAGGTGCCGTCCGTGTTTTCCCGGATGGAAACACAGCGGAACAGGCGACGACGCAGTGACGGCAGGGAGAGTCCCCACACACCGTATGTCGCCACGCCATCAGGCAGGACGCTGACCTGTATCCGGTCAGGGGCGGGGTGTGCAGTGATGTCCACGCGCACCGGCTTACCGCTGCCGTTAATCAGGTTCACCGTCGATGTCCCTGCTTCCGGCAGGGTCACCTCACGGTCCAGCGTCAGGGTACGGCTGGCGGCATCCATGGACAGGATGCGTCCGCCGGTCAGGGTCCCGGCATAGTCGTTATCACAGATTTCAATGATGTCACCGGGTGTGTGCCGCAGCCCCTGAGACCCGAGCGTGAAATCCACCGTCTGCGTTTCCAGCAGTTCGGTCTTTATCACCCACAGTCCGGCACGGTGGGCCTGACCGCGGCTGGTACAGCCAAACGCATCCATCTTCAGCAGATTGCGCCCGTAGCGCAGGATGGCGTCCGGGTCTTCCACCAGTTCCGTGGAAGTCTGCCAGCCGTTCTGCGGGTCGGTGTAATTCACCTCCACCGCCGTGTGCCGGTCCTTCAGGGCACTGAAGCTGTAGCGGAACCCCACGCCGTTATCATCCACCACCACATCGCTGTTGGTGTACGGCCACACCACATCCGACGGGCGGTCCTGAACGAACGTCAGCGTCTGGCCGTTCCATACCGGCATACAGCGCATCGCCGAGCAGAAATCCCCCAGAACATCCCAGACCTTACGCTGCTGTGACAGGTACGCATTGAAAGTCATCCGCGGCTCTGTGCCCCCGAAACCATCCGGGACCGTCTGGTCGCAGTACTGCCCGATGGCATACAGTGCCCACTTGTCCACATCCGCGGCCCCCAGGCGTTTTCCCATCCCGTAGCGCGGGTGGGTCAGCATGTCCCACAGGCACCAGGCCGGGTTATTGCTGTATGCCGGTTTCAGACTCCCGTCCCAGATACCGCTGTAGGTGCGTTTTTCCGGGTCATAGTTTGACGGCACCTGAATGATGCGACCACGGATATGGTAGTTCACCGTCAGCTGCTGGCCACCAAACTGCTCCGCATCCACCTGCAGCCCCACAATCGCCGTGTTCGGGTAGCACTGTTTCACATCGATGATTTCGGTGTATGACGACCACAGCGTTCTGTTCTGCAGCTGGTCCGTGGTGCTGTCCGCCGTCTCCCTGACCATCCGGATGTTAAAGGGGCGCTCAGGGAGATTATTCAGAATCACCGACGTCAGGTACTGCGAGGTGGTCTTGCCGTTAATGGTGACATCCTTCTCCGTCACCCAGTGCCCGTTACGCTCAAGCTGAATCAGCAGGCGGACAGAAGAGGGATTACGGTCACCCTTTGAGGTGGTCTCCACCAGTGACTGCACCCCGAAGGTGACCCGCAGACGGTCAATGTTCGCTGACGTGATGGTGCGCGTCACCGGCTTTGCCTTCGTCACCTCCACGCCCAGTGCGGTTTCCGCCCCGGAGGACTCAAAGCCTTCCGGCGGTGTCTGCTCCTGCTCCCCGGCACGCCAGACGGCGGTCACACCGTGTATCACGGGATTACCGTCCGTGTCCGTCAGCGGGGTTTTGTTCACCAGAATACTCTGCAGTCCCTTCACCGGACCTTCCACCGGTCCCTCACCAATGGCATCAATCACGCTCATCATCTGCGTGGATTTGAGATTGTCCTTCGCCTCACGCGGTGTGTGCCCCTTGCCGCCCCCTTTACCCACTCTGTCCCCCTCTCCTGTCTGATGTCTGAATCTGTTTATGCCAGAAAACAACAGGCACCCCGGAGGGTGCCTGTGTCATGACAGAATAAAATTTCTGAAATTCTTCACATTTCCGGCAATTGCCTGTAGCCGCAATAATGACGCTGCGTTACTTTTTTGATGCCTGAAAAATAACTCCATAAAGTTAATCTTCATCGTTCTCTCCCGCAGCTCCGCTAACTCTGCGGGATTTTTTTATTTTCATCCCCGCCCGATAACCACCACTTTCCCGTCACCGCCCTCATCACGGGTGCTGATGTCCTGGGATATCCGTCGTGAACCAACCAGCATTTCACCGTAAGGCACCGGCATCGGGTTACCCTGGGCAATCATGTTGTCCAGTGACGAAAAATACGTGTTCTGTTTACCGTTATCCGTACTTTTGTACTCCGGCGTCTTTGCCTTCGGGGCCAGCATCTGAGCCACACCACCCAGTATCATGCTGGCACCCAGTGAGAACAGCATCGTGGTGGCAGTCAGCCCTCCGGCACTCAGGGCTGCGCCCCACAACGCCATCGTTGCACCGGCGGTGAAGAAAGAGCCCACGATGGCTGCAGCCCCCAGCACCACCTGAAAAACACCATTTCCCCCGGCCCCTGCCAGCCTCGGTACAATATGAATCACGGCCCTCCCGCTCAGTGGCTCATGAAGACGGGCATACACCGCCTCCGGCGCGGTATCCTCACCGGCAATACGTATCTGATACCAGCCTTCGTTCATCTGACAGCGGAATCCCGGCACCTGCAGCGACAGGGCACGGATGGCCTCCGCTGCCGTGTTCACATACAGGCTGATGCGACGACCAAATCGTTGTAAATCCCCGTGAAGGCAGATGCGGACCAGTGGCGGTGACGCCAGACAGAATGCGTTCGTCGTTGCCATTTCTCTGAATACCTCTCCCGTTTACTCAGTTGTTCAGGTATATGGTGAAGCAGTTCACCGTTGCCACAGTAAATGGCGGCATGATTCGGCACCGATGCGCCAAAGCAGCACAGCAGAATATCGCCTGCCTGTGCACGGGACGGAGACACCCGGTAAAAGCCGTTTTCCGCCAGGTTGTCCAGGTACAGGTTCTGACCGTTGCGCCACCAGTCATCCTCACGCACAAAATCCGGCAGCGTTATCCCCGCCAGATGGTAAGCATCCCGGAACAGGGTGTAACAGTCCGTCACACCGTGTTCAAAGCGCCGTCCGGTCAGGTGCGGCACACAGCGGAACCGGTGAATGTCACCCCGGCAGACCAGCCACCAGGGCAGGGCACTCTTTATCTGCAGCCGCCGGTCCGCCTCGCTCAGCCAGGGCAGTCCACCGGGATGACTGTGGACCAGCGCCACAATCTCCCCCTGCATCTGTGCCTGCAGCCAGTCTTCCGGTGCAATACGAAAATACGCCTCCGGCTCTGCGGAGATATTCACGCAGGGCTGGTACCGTTCGCCCTCCGGGGTGCTTATCACGAAGCCGCACGACTCCGCTGGCGCACACCGCCGGGCATGCGCCAGAATCGCTGATTCAGTCTGTGTCATAAAACGGGATTTACTGCGAAAGTTTATTAATGGAAAGGAAACCGCCGAAATTAGCCACCATGCCGCGCATCTCACACCCGCGCATGCATTTACTGCATCTGTCCTTCCGGATATCCGTGGTGGGGTTGTCGAACTCATCCGCCACTGCCGGACCGTTATACCCGCATTCATCGCCCCGGTAATCCCACATACAGGTGTTCGCCAGCATGATGCGACCGGGAAACAGCGCACCGTCCGTCTCCGTCGGTGTCGCCAGCACAAACGAGGCCGTCATGGCCGTCAGCGCTGATAACTGTTCCACCACCCACCGGTCCGTCAGCTCCTGCTCCGGGTCTGCCTCCGGATTCCCTGCCACAAAGTTCACCGCATCAAGAAAACGCGCATACACCCGGCGGCGGACCACCGTGGCACCCACCAGGCTCTGCAAATCCTCCGCCATCCCGGTGACAAGGCCAAACAGATTGGACACCGTCAGCGACGGGCGGGCACTGCTGCCCTTTCCGTTCATCTCAAAGCCGCTGCCCTCAATCGGGTACGCCTCATACTTCCGCCCCTGCCAGGTCACCGGCTCCCCTTTTTCATTCAGCTCATTGCAGAAAAAATACCGCTCACCGCCCTGCACCGTCAGGTCGATTTCCCAGAGCACCACCCGCGGTGACTGCTCTGACTTAACCGACTCGTTCAGGCTTGCTTCGTGAATATCCTGCATCAGTTCACCACCTGCTTAAACTCCGCGCTGAACTCAACGCGCAACATCCCGACCCGCGCAGACCACCCGGCACAGGTCACCTTTATCTGCCGGTATGCATAGGGTGGCTTCCACAAAAATGCCTTCCAGCCCCCGTGCTCTGCCAGGAACGCTTCCAGATGCCGCGCCTCCTCCCGGGTCACGGAAAGCGTCACCCTGTATGTTTTCAGGTCAGCATTCAGCCCTGCCGCCATACGCTGTGAGTACCCGTCACCAAAACGCACTTCACGCACCGACGGCTGCGAGTTCACCTCCATATCCGGCTTCACTTTCCAGCGAAAGGTTTTCATCGCCCGCTCCCTGATAACATACCGCCATCACGCAACTGCAGCCGGAGTTCATCCTGCGCCCCCTTACGGGCCATGTCATACACCGCCTTCATCAGCTGCGGCCCCGCCTGTCCGTTTATACCGTCGTTCTGAATCACCACGTGATTGTTCTGATTAAAATTAATACCTTCCGCCCGCCGCATCTGCGCCGGACTTCCGGCACCACCCACATAACCACCTTCCGCATAGCCGCGCATCAGGCGGTAAAGATTCCCCACACCTATCCGGCTGGTTGCCTCCTTCGTGAAGACAAACTCCCCGCGGTGAACTATCCCCGCAGGCTCATATTTGCCGCCCGTCCCCGTAAATCCTCCGGTCGCGAAATGGAAGTTCGCCGCCGCAGCCTCAATGGCCGTCCCCGAGGAAGCAGATGCACCACCACCGAAAGCACCGCCAATGGCGCTGCCGATACTCCC